CTCCCGTTGCTCCCAAGAGGATTATTTTTTTATTGACATTGCAGGACTAATGTATTATAGATAAAAAAAATAAGCAAATTCGCAAGTTTACGGAGGCAATAATGGCGGCACCGAAAGGGAATCAATTCTGGCGTCTGAGAAGCTCCCACGGACGGAAACCCAAATTTGACAGCGCGGAATCGCTATGGGCGGCATGCTGTGAATATTTTGACGCTATTGAAGGCCACCCACTCCAGGCCGCGGAATTGGTTAAATACCAGGGAAAAACCTCTGTTAGGTATACGCCGAAAATGAGAGCTATGACGATCGCAGGACTCTGCATTTTCCTCGATATTGATATCGACACTTGGCACGAATATCGGAAAAAGAAAGATTTCTCCATTGTCGCTACGCGAGTAGAGCAAATTATCAAGACGCAGAAATTTGAGGGCGCCGCGGCCGAGATGTTGAATCCGAACATTATTGCCCGCGATCTTGGGCTAGCTGATAAAAGCGAGCTTACCGGCCAGGGCGGCGAGCCGCTGAAGATCACGGTGATAGATTATTCTCGCATTGAGAAGGAGGGAACAAAATGAGAGCCAGCAAGTATATGATCACCATGTTCGTGGCGTTGTTAGCGCTTCTTTTCGCAGTACCAGGCCATAGCTTTGATGGCTGGGATTACTCGCCTAGCTTTGACAACTGGGGCCATTCGCCGGGCTTCGGCAGCAGCTGGGGTTCTTCGCCAGGCTTTGGCGGGAGTTATTTCTCCGGCAACTGGGAGAGTAACCCGAACAACTGGAGTAACAGCCTGCAAAACTGGGAGAATAGCCCGGCTAACTGGAAGAACAGCCCGGCGAACTGGGCGAACAGCCCGTACAACTGGGGCAACGACAGGATAATCAGGGACAATGCAGGCCGGCCGCGAGGGTATATTGTGCCGCGATCGCATGGCGGAGCGAACATTTACGATTTTAGAGGGGAGCGTAGAGCGTACATCCCTTAAAACAGAGATCAGACAGAATGAACCTTACCTTTCCCTATAAGTTCACTCCTCGGCCCTATCAGATCCCGGTTTTCCAGGCGATAGATAGCGGAATCAAAAGAGCCGTCTGTGTGTGGCATCGCAGGGCTGGCAAAGACAAAACACTGATAAATCTGCTGACAAAACAAGCCGTAATGAGGAAAGGCATCTATTACTATCTTTACCCAACCGGCACATGGGGCAGACGTGCGCTTTGGTACGGCTTGGACAAGGATGGTTTTCCGTTTTTGGGCCATATCCCTGAAGAAATCCGGGCCCGTATGAGGGAAGACGAGATGCGAATAGAGTTAAAGAACGGGTCCTCTATTCAGATTATAGGTACAGATCGGCTTGAACTCGTGGGGCCGAATCCGGTCGGCTGTGTATTCTCTGAATATTCTCTGCAAAGCCCGCACGCATGGGAATATATTCGCCCGATCCTTGCGGAGAATGAAGGCTGGGCGGTGTTCAATTACACACCTCGCGGACGTAACCACGGCTGGGATCTCTACTCGATGGCCAAAGACAATCCTGACTGGTTTTGCGAGTTATTGACAGTAGATGATACCGGCGCGATCTCACAGGAGGCTATCGAGGCGGAACGCAAGGCCGGAATGTCAGATGAACTGATAAAACAGGAATTTTTTTGCTTTTTCGATTACGGCCTAGAAGGCGCGTTTTACCTCAAGCAGTTGTCTGAAGCCCGCAAAGAAGGTAGAATATGCCGCGTCCCGATCGAAAAATTACCGGTACATACCGCGTGGGATTTGGGGCGCAAAGACGCCACGGCCATATGGTTTTTTCAGCTCGTAGGCCTGGAGGTTCATCTAGTCGATTATTATGAAAACTCAGGCGAAGAGTTAGAGCACTATGCTAAGGTGCTCCAGGATAAGGGCTATCTGTACGGAGAGCATTACGCGCCGCATGACGCCGCGGCGAAAAGGCTATCAGGGCCGTCGGTGGAAGAACGTGGTGCTGAATTAGGGCTGGATTTTGTTGTCATGGAGCAAGAGCGTGACATATTTGCCGGAATCGAAATAGCACGCAGCATTTTCCCTCGATGCTGGTTTGACGAACAGCGTACCAAGGCTGGCCTAAACGCTCTAATGAATTACCAAAAGGAGTACGATGAAAAACACAAGGTATTCAAGACTCGGCCTTTGCACGATTGGTCGTCCAACGGAGCCGACGCATTCCGCTACATGGCTCGGGCGGTAAAACTCTACCATACCGGGGGGCACATGAGCCAGGCCGACATAGATCGAATGTATAACGACTATGCCATTCCGGTAACCATGTAAGAGGCGCATAAGAGGCGCATAAGAGGCGCATAACATGTCGGAGAACGAAAAAGATTTAAGAACCGAATTTAACGAATGTTACGAGGAATCGTTCAGGGCCTGGGATTCATTTTTGATTGAGGCACAAAAAGACTTGGACTTTGCGACTGGGGACACTTGGGATTCGCGGGAAAAAGAATACTTGCGACGGAATAGGCGCGAGGCGCTTAGCTGGAACAAGACTAAGCGCATTGTCAAGCTGGTTACAGGGTATCAGCGCAAGAATCGACTTGGATTCAGGGTGCAAGCCGAAGAAAGCAAGGATGATCTGGCCGCGTCGCAGTATGGAAGGCTCATGTTGCAGGCCATGGATAGGTGCAATGGATATCATGTAATGTCGGACGCCTTTGAGCAGGGGCCGTTAAAGACAGGGATTAACCTGGTAGAGATCGGTGTAAATTTTGACGAGGATCCGGTTTCCGGCGATATTGCAATTTACAGGGTGCCGTTTAACCGGTTTTTGCTGGACCCTAATATTTCCCGCCGCGACTTGTCTGATTGTAGTTATCTGCTACGGCGCGAGTGGGTTAGCAAGGACAACGCCCAATGTTTATTTCCGTCAAGGGCCGACGATATCAAACGTCTAACGCCGGTTCAGTACGATAACAAATTTACGTTTGCGCTTAAATCCCAAGGAGCCAATAAGATGCTCCGATGGGATGAATACTGGAGGCGAGACGTCGAAAAGCGAACCGTTTTGGTGGACCCGCAAACCGGGGAGTGGAAATGGTGGCCGAAAGACGCCGGCAAACAGAAGCTGGACCTGTTTTTGCAGCAATATCCTCAGATCGCTACCCGCGAAATTTATTCGCCGGTGGTTAAGTTGACTGTGTTTATTGAGGATCAGGTTTTCTATAACGGGCCTGATCCGCTTGGCATTGACGAATATCCTTTTGTTCCTGTCTGGGGCGAGTGGAACCCGGAGCATTACAAGTACGCCAATAAGCTGACGAGCTTGGTGCGGGACATAAGGGACCCGCAGCGAGAGTTGAACAAGCGCCGGAGCAAGATGCTGGATATCATAGACAGTCAAATCAATTCCGGGTGGATGGTCGAGGAAGGTTCAGTAATTAACCCGAAGGATATGTACCAGGCCGGACAGGGTAAGGTTATATGGTTTACAAAGGGTTCATTACAGAGTGCACGAGCACAGCGCATAGACCCGCCAAACATTCCTACCGGCTTGTTTCAATTTCAGGAGCTAATGGATCGCGATATTATGGAGATTCCCGGGGCGAATAACGAGCTATTGGGTATTCCCGATAGGGATCAAACACAGACTCCCGGACTACTCGCAAAATTGAGGCAAAGCCAGGGGCTTACTACATTGCAGGGTATATTCGACAATTACCGGCTTTCAAAATCACTGCTAGGGCATAAGTTATTAAAAGTAATTCAGCAAACCTACACTCCGGACAAGGTGCAGAAGATACTAAACGAGCAACCGGCGCCTGAGTTTTTCAACAGGCAGTTCAGCAAGTACCGGGTGGATGTTTCTGAAGGAGTTTTAACCGATTCTCAGAGGCAGATGTATTATTCCGAACTGGTACTGCTCAAACAGATGGGCGCGCCAATACCGTGGTCAGCGATTATTGACGCGGCGCCGGTGCAAAAAAAGGACGATCTTCAAAAAATTGTGGAGCAGGAAGAAAAGCAGGCGGCGGCAGAAATGCAGCGCCAGCGACAGCTTGAGGAAATCCAAGTCAAGGCTTTTTTGGCGAAAACAAGAGAAGACGTTGCGTCATCGGTACAAAAGCAGGCTCAGG